AGCTGATTCAGACCGTTAAACAGCGCGGAGTCGCGGATGGCAGGGGAGAACACCTGATAATGGTCGTCGCCGAGGTCAACGCCGCGGAACAGGCGCTCATTCAGTTGGGGCATTTCCTGCCGTCCGCGTCCGTTCATCTGCGGGCGAAGCACGGTAGGATCCACGTCGATAGCCAGCTCACTGCCCTCATACTCCCACAGAATGCGGGAATACTGCATATCCGCCTCCCGGATGATGTTGACGGCTTTGTTGAACACCGCCACGCCCATAGGCGCGTCAATGTCAACGTTGTTTGCGTTGGCGGTTTTGAACCAGCCGAACATTTGCCCTTCCGTGTCCGTCAGCAGGGCTTCCGGCTCCGCCTCCGCCCATTGCGGCACGTCGGTCAGCGGGATTTCAACACCGATGGACTCCCGGTTATTGGAGCGGAAAGCCCTTTGCGTGATGGAAATGCCCTTGTCCGTCACCGTGTGCCGTTCGAGGCGGGTGTACGTTGTTTTGCCGTCCTGATAGGAATCGCGGAAAATCACATCTTTCAGATTGCCGTCATCGTCAAAGGCGATAGGGTACAAGCTCCACGCCGTAGCGCAGTCGAAATAGATATGCCCGTCCTTGGGATAGGGCTTGATGGTCATACCGCCCGCCGCGCACGCCTGCTCCAGCTTGGGGCGGAGGGACTGCATCAGCTTCCCGAACTCCGCTTTCAGGTACTTGGCGCGGGGGCTGTCCTGTGCGTTGCCGTTCTCGTTCGCCTTGCCGCTGATGTTCCACTTGACCTCCAAAAGCACCTGACGGGCTACCTCGGAGCAAATGAGCGAGGGGAGGTTCAGGCTTTTCACCTTGCCGGGAGACAGCCACGGGGGCGAATCAGTGTACATTTTGTACCACAGGTCGAGGGCGTCAATCATCTCATTGGACAGCGGCGTGTCGATGTGCTCAACCGCCGCCACGTCCTTAAAGGGGAACATCCGGTGTATCACCTGCCTTATAAACTGCCATAATCTCGAAAACAAAGGGTATCACCGCCTTTAATTGGCATAGAAAAACCGCCGCACTGAATCAGTGCAGCGGCTGAATGGGGTTATTCTTGTTCAACCAGCATAGGCTCAACCACAGCTTTGATGTATTCCGCCCGTCCTGCTTTGGGGAAGCGCTCACCCGTGCGGTACATCCTGATCTGCGCCCGGTTAAGTCCCGTCGCCTTGCCGATGGTCGTGTCGCTGATGTCGTAGTCGTTATACGCTTTCACCAGCAGACGCATGATTTCGTAGCGGTCGCGCTGTTCTTCCTGCGTCTGCACGGGGCAGACGGTGGAAAGCCCTGCCTTGCTTAAATACGCCAGCACATAGGGCAAGCGCTCATTCTTGCAGGAGGCGACGATGGACGCGGCTCGGAGGTAATCGTCGTTCGTAGTCTCCCGTGCCGGAAGGGCTTCTGCCGCCGCTGCCTCCGTCTCCGCCGCCTGTGTAGCCGTTCCGTACCCTCCCGTCCTGCGGATAGCGGGTAACACTTCGGACGTGACCCAGCGTTTGAACCTTTTGGCGGCGGGGAGCTTGCTGGACAGGATGAGACTGTACAGCCCGGACTCGTTGATAAGCATTGTCGGCTGAGAGCGTCCCATGCTGTCGATGATGCCCTGATTTAGGGCATCATCCGCATCGACATGTGACTTAATCGCATTCTGCGGTTTTGCGTACCCTAACGCAGTCGCAACGTCGCGTCCAACAAACCACGGCATGTCCTCAATCATCAGGGAGCGGACAGCGCCGAACTCTTCATTGGCGAAGGTTTGCAACCCGTTCATTCGTCCACCGCCTTTCGGATGTTCTCCATGCAGTCAAGCACTTCACGGAGGAGCGCGTCGGAAATACGGTCGGCGGGGTTCATGCGGTCACACACGATAGCCAGTGCTTCGTCAATGACGGCGATTTCGCGCAGGATGAGTTCGTACATTGAAATTTCCTCCTATCAGCTAAATATTATTGACTTTTGGCTGACAGGATGGTATGATGTAAATGAATTTCACACCATCCCGTCAGTCGGTGTGGTTGTGGGGATTCATTGCGGTAAGCGTTGTCGTGTTGGTAGCAGGAGCAACGCTTACTTTTTTATTTCGGCATAAAGCCGTTCGATTCCCATACGCACGACAACAGATACTGGAACGTTGTAGTGCTGGGCAAGTTCTTTGAGGGTTTGCTCTGTTTCCTTGTCGATTCTTACCCTCAATTCCTTATCCTTGGGATTCTCAGCCTTAGGCCGCCCCGTTCGTGGGCTCATCGTGCCACCTCCTTTGTGCCACGATGCTATTATACTTTATGCCGCCACAAAAAGTCAAGGCCTTTTTTTTGAAAAAGCCGTAAATAAATTATTTTAACACAAACCGCCTTTAAAGTCAAATATTTTTAGCTGGCGGCATAGCTGGCGGCATAGAAAAAGGAGCGCGTTGTGCGCTCCTTGGGGTATTATGCCATATGCTTCCACTGCTTGCCGCAGTCCTGACAGGTGTACAGGGTAGCATAGCCGATCTTGTTGCGCGTGGTGGACACAGATTTCCCGCTGCCCTTGTACTTCTTAGGGCTATAAAACAGCTTGACGATGAACATGAAGGGGGTGCAGACGAACCACAGCATAAACTCGATCATCCACCACCACCAGCCGATGAACAGCCACCAGAAGAACCCGTGCCGCTTCTCGCCAGCCTTGAAGCGGAACTTCGTCTTTGTCCTGCTGCCCTGCTGTTCTTGGAAGGTCTGCATCTGTACGTTGGTGCTCCCGCATTTCGGACAAGTCATGCAATCACTCCTTACTGCACGTTGAAGTGAAGCGTGACGGTAGGCACGTCCGCAAAGAACATGTATGTGTCCGCATTGGACAGGCGGAACGTAATCTCGATGGTTTCAATTTCCTCAACCGTCGTGATGTCGGTATCCACGGCATTGAACGTCAGCTCATCCTTGAGCTTCTTGCCGGGGGAAACAGAAGAAAAACCAGAATTGCTGACCTCCCAGCCATTTACGCTCATGCTGTCAACGCCGACGCGAACATTGATGTCGCTGTCGTTCACGACAATCACGCTTGCGCGCATGAAGTGCATGGAGTCGGTATGGAGGGAATCAGCCTTGAAGTCGCCTGTCAGATAGACCGAAACGCCGTCCTGCTCGAACAGCAGGGTCTTTCCCTCAGCCACAAGCTCCCGTTTTGTCAGCTCGTTCCGCGCCGCGTCCACGATGTCGTGAAGCTGTGCGTCGGTCATGGATGCGTAATCCAGCCCCTCCGCAAGGCAAGAGCCGCACAGAAGCAGTAAAGCAAGAAGCACCGTGAGAAACTTTTTCATGGTGGATGCCTCCCTATGAAGTGTTATGGAGTTAAAAATATTATACACTTACGGGGGAGGACTGTCAATCGTTCTGGGCTACTCGCACAAAATTTTCGGCAAATTATTGTCCTTTGCGCTTCCATACGCGGTTCAGCGCGTAGCGTACCGCGTCGATGGAGTGGTTATTCACATCCGGGTAGCCGCTTACCACGTCGCCGTCCGCCGTGCGCTCATACTCGTAATGCGTGAACTCCCGCGCCGTTTCGGGGCATCGGGCAGGGTCTATGACGATGGCTTTCAACGATTGCAGCCACTTCATGCTGTATCGCACGCTGTCCGGGCCCTTTTCAGCGCCCCGGCAGGAGCAGCCGTAGGAGCGCAGGTCGGAAACGCTTTTCGGTTCGGCGCTGTCAGCTATGATAGGGTCGTTTTCAGTCATGCCCTTTTCGTCCTGCAAGCGCCGCCACAGCTCGGCGTTACTGGTCTTGATTGCCCGCAGTTCGTCAAAGATGTAAAGGGTCAACTGTGCGGGATTGTAGCAGCATTTCACCCAGTGGGCGGGGTCGGGATACCAGCCAAAGTCCAGCCCAAAGTAGATGCTGCCGAACGTTGCGATTGCGCTGTCTGGAATCTCGCGGATAACAAGGTTGTCAAACACCTCGCCGCCCGTGCCTGTGACCTCGCCCAGATACTCGTGCCGGTACGCCTTGGGGTTAATCAGCGCCAGCTCCAGAGCATCGTTGAAAAACTGCTGTCCCAGCCACTCAGGCGGTACGCTGCGATAGTCCGACGAATGCACGAGGGTATCGCGAGTGGGCCTCAGCACCTCTTCATTCATGAAGTTCGACTGCGTTTCAGGCGGGTTGAACGTCATGAAGTTCCAGTACAGGTCGCCGCCGCGTCTTGCGGATTGCAGCACGGAGCGGATTTCCTTCATGCCGGAGAATTGGTCGGCTTCCTCGAACCACGTCACGCCAAAGTAGCCGCGGGGCGCTTTGATGGACTTGATTTTCATAGGGTCGTCCAGCCCTCGGAAAAGGATAACCTGCCCCGTTTTCTCGCGCTTAATCTGCATGGGCGACACCCGGCAGGTGAACTCGTCGCTCAAGCCCAGCTTGTCGATGGCGAATTGCATCTGCCCAAACACGGAATCACGCAGGGTTTTCGCCGTCTTGCGCAGAATCAAGGCGTTCACGTCGGGATGCTCCAGCATAATCAGCGGGATAACAAAGCCTGTGAAAGAGGATTTCAGCGAACCGCGCCCACCCTTGAGCATGTACTGCGAATGCCGATGCGCCAGCACGTCATCCAGCAGCGCGTCATAGTTGGGGGCGAGCAAGTCCTCGATGTAAACATCACTGTGCATCTTGATCCGCTCCCGCTTCTTCGGCGGCCTGCCCAATGGCTTTCAGCGCTTCCGCCGTCGCCTTTCTCGCCTCTTCCCGTGTAGCTTTGTCCTCCGCGCTTTCCTGCTCCTTCGGCTTATCCCCCCGTATCAGGTGGATGCTGATGCCGTCCTCTTCCTGCGCCGCCGCTTCACCCTCCGGGGAATCCGGCAGAGGCACGTTCTCGCCGAAAGCGTACTTGAAAAGCCAGTCGCGGGACTCGGTGTTTCCTGTCGCCAGATACTTCTCCACTTCCTGCATGACGATGAGCGTCTGAATGGGGACGTTCTTTTTCTTCGCTTCTTCCAGCGTGTAAATGTCGTTGGGGTCGGCCACTGCGCCCTTGCGGTAGCCCATAGCCAGCACCGAACGGATAATCTGCGAAAGCAGCGCTTGTTCGTGCCGCTGCTTCGCCCGCGCCTTGCCGCCCTTGCTTCGGATGGCCTGCGCTTCTTCGGGCGAACGCTGCGTCACTGGAATCAGGTTCTTGGATTGTGGCCCGCCCGGCTTACTTCCTCCCTTTGCCAAAGCGTGTCACCTCCCGTCTGCTTGGCACGGAAAAAGCCGCAGGGGGCATTGCACCCTCTGCGGCTCTGCGTATGCGGTTCTGATTACTTCTTCTTGCCGCCCTTCGCCGCGGGTTTCTTCTTCGCGGGGGCAGGCTTCTTCTTGTCGGGATAGCAGGAATTAAGATGACCGGCGAGCTTGTTCGCCTGTTCAGGGGTCAAGCTGCGGAGCTTTTCGTTGATGTCCATGATGCTTCCTCCTTGCTGTTAATAGCGCTTATTGGTCATGGTCAAGGCGCTTCGATCAAGCACCGTATAGTACGTTTCGTCGTCGTACTGGTCTGACGAGATAACATTGTAGCCGCGTATCAGGGCGAATTGGCTGTAACTGTCGTGCGAGCTGTGCGACTTCGCAAAGCCCAGCGCCTTGCGCGCCTGCGGATGGGACTTCACAAAGGCGTCGTAGTCCTGCCTGAGCTGAGTCTCGGAAATAACCCTCGCCTTGCTGTTCAGCACCGCACCAACGGTCTGCCCCGTGTGGTCGCCGTAGGCTTTGGAGCCGGACAGCGAGTTAGAGAAGTACAGACCGTCGCCGTGGATGCCCCTACCGACAAAGGTCAAGTCGCCATCTATAAGCATATCACAACAGTCGCTCGATGTAAAGGGGACACCATCAACTACGGTGTCATTTACTGTGCGGTATAGGACAGGCGAGTTCTGCGCCAGCCCATCGAACGTGTTTTGATCGACGACTTCCGGCTTGCCGTTCATGCCCATAGCGTAAAGCATACGCTGGAGGTGGAGGTCGCTCAGGAAAGACGGAATGTCGGTCTTGTTCACGTCAATCAGAAAATCGTGAAGCTCTTGGTCGCTCATGTTCGCAAGAGCCGCCTGTGTTACGCCGGTCGGAGGCTGTGTGCCGTTCAACGGGTCAGGCTGTAACTGCTGCGTCTGTATCGGCGGCGACACAGTGCGCTGAAAGTTTGCACCGCGTCCGCCCATTTACTTGCCCTTCTTTCTGCCAGAAACGCCCCGTGCGCCCTTTGCGGGCTTGAGCAGGGTAACACTCTTGCCCGTGGCGATAAAGCGTTCCTCGCCCATCTGGGGGCTGTTCTCGGCGGTCTTTCTGCCGCCCTTCTTCTCCGCCGTCTTGGAAGCCTTGCTCGTCTTGCTGGTAGCCATGTGATGCTCCTCCCTTACTCGGTAATAATTTCGATGTCTACCACGACACGCGGCAATGCGCCGCCCAATCGCGGGTATGCCGTCGTGCCGTCAAAGTGCGCGCCCGTAGCGCGGAATACCGTGCCGCGGGAAAGAATGATTTCGGCTTGCTTCGCGTTGCCCAGCACGCATTTTGTACCGCCCGGAGCTTTGATGTTCAGGTACACTTCGCGTCCGCCTGACTGCGCCCCGCTGATGAACGGGTTCTTGGAGCGGTCAAAGGCGGTGGACACAAACTTTTTCTCTTTGTACTCCGCGCCCTTCACCGCCGCGTCAAGCTGTGCCGGGGTCATATTCTGGTAGTTCTGCACGCCCAGTGCCTCCAGAAAATCCTTGTGCGCCGCACGGAACAGCATCGTGTTTTTGCCCAAATCGTGCATAGCCGCGTCGAGACGCTGTGCAACATAGGTTTCTGTGGCGTCCAGCGTTTGCCCGTTCTCCAGCTTGTGGTTCATATTTTGGGACAGCGTAAAGCCGTTGGACTGCGCATCCTCACGGATGTACTGGTTGATTGCAAGCCTTGTGTTGATGTCATAGCGGTTCTGCGCCTGCGCCATGTCGTCCGCGTCCTGCTGTGTCATATGGACAAACGGCCCGGCATACACACGCGCCGCAGGGCCGCCGGTCGCCGCGGCGGTTTGTGCCTGTGCGCCGGTCTGCGCTTGTGGCGGTCTTGTGCTCACGATGCGCGAGCCTGATCCTCTACCTCCCATGCTGCTTCTGCGCCTCCTTCCTGCGTTTCTTGATAGCGTCCTGAAATGCCTGTATCTGTACGATGTTGCCGTAGCATTCATCCGGCACATCGCCGTAAAAGATAATCTTGGACGGCTTGAGCCTATCCATCATTTCCCGGTATCCGTCGATGAACAACTGTTTTTGCGCCGCCACCATCTGCGTCCCAACGGCGGAAACAGCCACGCACCCGCCCACGGGTTCACCGTCAAAGCACCAGTCGTAGGAACGGTGGTCGCTCCAACTGATGGTTGGAATCACCAGCATTCCCTCGTACTGCCAGTACGCGCCCAGCCAGTGCTTGCGGTAATGGTTGTAGAGCTGAATAGCCACAGGAAAGTCGGTGTATGTTGAAAAGTCGGGAGTCATGACAGCGGGAAAGCGCTGCAACAGCGGCAAATAGGTGTCCGGCTGTGCCCACAGGCGCGTAAACTGGTAATCGTCGATAAAGAAGTGTACGCCATGCCGTGACTGTTCTTCCTTCGCGGTTTTGGCGTAATTGAAGCTGATCCAGTTTTCTACGTCGCAGTCCTCCGGGGCGATATATGGAATGCCTAAATCCGTCGTGCCCTGAAAAATGCCCTTGTTCAAGTTTTCGTAGTTCCGTTCGGCGCGATATTGCGGCACGGTATCCGCCCCCTTTCTGCGCACAATAAAGGACTCACACGGCGCTGCCCTTACGTCGTATGAGTCCTTGCAGACACCCCGAATAAGGGCCTCCGCATAGATGCGGGAAGGAGGCGAACCCGCCAGCGCCGGAAAGACCGAAACGTGCGCATTGCGGAAGCCGATGTCTGCCCATATAACATAACACACTTGACAAGAATTGTCGCGGGACAAAGCGGGACAACCTCCACGTCAGGCGCTCTTATCGTCCTTGAGATAGCGATAGCACATCTTGCGCGCCGTCTCGCCCCTTCCGCTGGCACCCCACAAGGAAAAAGCCGATTGCTCCCACGGCAGGCCGTTGACAAAGCGCAAGGTAAAAAGTTGCCGCAGAAGCGAGTCCTCTATGCCATCGATATACGCCTCCAGCCGCTCACGCTCCAGCAGACAAAGGGTCTGCCGAGTGCTGATGGTCACGCGCATATTTGTGATGGCGTTGCGCTTACGCAGAATATTGCTTTCAAGCTGTCCGATGCGCATAACCATGTTTTCGACCGGACTGCTTACGTTGTGCGCCTTGGGCATGTCCGACAGGGGAGGGGACGAACAATCGCCAATGGCAGACCGCAGTTCTGCCAGCAGTCTTTCATCCTCGGCGCAATCCGTTTCCAGCCGCTCAAGCTGCCGCTTGTTCAGTTCCACCTCGCGGTTCAGGTGGTACAGCTTCGACAGTTCTTTCACCGTCATACGCAACTCTCCTTTCGTGCCCTTTCCAAACGCACCCGCAGGGCGTTCAGGAGGCTCTCCTGCGTCTTTTCCTTGCCGGACAGGGCTTTCATCACGTCCTCATCCACGCCGCCCTGCACAATCAAATGGTGGATGATTACGGGATACTCCTGCCCCTGCCGGTGGAGGCGCTTGTTGGCCTGCTGGTACAGCTCCAGACTCCACGTCAGCCCAAACCAAATCACATGATGCCCGCCCTGCTGGAGGTTCAGGCCGTAGGCGCAGGATGCGGGATGCGCCAGCAGAATGTCAATCTTGCCAGCGTTCCAATCCGCTTCGTCCGCCGCGCCCTCATATACCCTCGCGTGTAGCTTCGTCTTTCCCAGTGCCTCCAGCAGTCGTGCCTTATCGTGCTGGAAATTATAGAACACAAGCGCCCGCTGCCCGTTTAGCTGTTCCACGGTTTCCATGAACGCCTCAATCTTGCAGTTATGCACCACGGTCGCATTGCCTGCCTCGTCGTATACCGCGCCGTCGCACAACTGCAACAGCTTGTTGGTCAACACGCCCGCCGAATTTGCCGTAATGAGCGTTTCGGGGTCAACCTCCAGCAGCATATCCCGCTCCAGCCTGTTATAAGCCGCCTGCGCTTTCTCGTCCAGCTTCACGGGGATTTCTTCGCTGATGCAGTCTGGAAGGGTCAGATAGTCGCTTGCTTTCATGCTGACACATATGTCACTCAGCAAACCGTAGATTGCCTCCTGCGCCCCTTCGCGGGGCTTATATGACCACACCGTCGCGCCGTTGCGCTTGTCCGGCAGAAAAAACATATCGCGGTACACCGACACCGTGCGCCCTAACCGCTTGCCGCCGTCCAGCAGATAGATTTGACTCCACAGGTCAGTCAGCCCATGCGGGGTAGGCGTACCGGTCAGCTCAATCATGCGGCGAATGCGGGGGCGCATGACTTTGAGCTTCTTAAAGCGTATCGCCTGATGGTTCTTAAAGCTCGACGATTCATCAAGTACCACGCAGTCAAACGGCCACGTCCTGTCCTTGTGGCGCGGGTCAGAATAATAGTCCACCAGCCACGCCACGTTATCCCGGTTGATGACGTACACATCCGCTTCCGCCGCCAGCGCAGCCTCTCGACGCGCCGCCGAACCGAGCACCACAGACACCCTTAAATCGGACAGGTGATCCCATTTTGCGGTTTCATTGCTCCATGTCGCTTCTGCTACCTTCTTCGGCGCCACCACCAGCGCTCGCCGCAGAGCGAATCGGTGGTATTTCAGCTTGTAAATGGCGGTCAGGGTAATCACCGTCTTGCCGAGTCCCATGTCCAGAAACAGGGCAATGTTTGGCGTTTCGATGATCTTCTCCTCACAGTACCGCTGGTAATCATGAGGGACAAACTTCATGCCCCGCCGCCTCCTTCGCACCGACCGCAGTAGTCAATCACTTCCTGAACCTTCTCAGGAGAATCTACCGCAGAAAACACCTTAAAGCCCAGCTTCCGCAACCCAGCCTGTACGAATAGCTGCCGCTGCCGTTCCACTTGTCCCGGACGTTTCAGCTCTACGAATACCGTTTCCGCACCGGGAAGCAGAATAATCCTATCGGGCACTCCTGTAAAACCGGGGGTCACGAATTTCAGACAGCGGGCCTTTGGAACGCGCACCTTAATCCCGTCGCGCAGCATCCGCTCAACACTTCTTTCCAGCATCAGTTACTTGCCTCCCAAACCGTAAAATTCATCCACTGGTAACTCTCGCGCGCCCGCGCGCGTATAGACGGGCACGATCAGGCGGATAGGCGTTTCGCGCGCGCCCCTAACGCCCATATTTGTAAAGTCTATTAGGAAAGAATGTTCCAATGTTACCACTCACTTAAAAAGCCTTATTTTTCAAGGGCTTTGGGATTTTTTCTGGTAACATTCTTGGTAACATTCTATGGGAACAATCTTTTTTATGTTACCACTCACTGGTAACATTCAATTTTTCCCAATTCGAGAATGTTCCCATAGATTGTTACCACTTTTCCGAGAATGTTCCCGCTTTTTGGGGGAGAATGTTACCATCATTTCTTACTGAATCCGCGCTGCTTATCACCGTAGGCTTTGCCAAACCGACCATGGATTGAATGCCAGCCGGGGAGCCGTTCCAGCACGGCGTTAATCTCCCGCGCATCCGATTTGCGCATATCGCTGATGGGCTTGCAGTACAGCTCACACCACACCTCCGCCGCGCAAACCTTGTCCCTCTCCACCATCGTGTAGCTTTCTTCCCCGCCCTTCGCCAGTCCGCTCCAGAACGCCCGGCGCTGGTCGATGTCCCACTTCACCCAGTCGTCAGGGATGGGGCGCTCAATGAACTCCAGAATCAAACCTTCCTGTACGCTGGCTTCTCGGTGCTCCTCCTGCTTGTCCCGTGCCAGCGCTTCCACTTCGCCCGTCAGATATAGCGACTCGCCCATTTGCCAGCGCACCTTGGCTTCCGCCCACACCTGCCGGATTACGTCGTCCGTCAGGTCGTTAAACACGGTCTTGTCGTGCGGCACTATGCCCACGTCCACGGGCCAGAAGCGGCGGTTGCCGGTCGTGTCCTGCAAGAAGTCCACCTGATTGCAAGTGCCAAAGAAAACGCAGCAGCGGGGCAAATCCTTAACGTGACGACCATAGGCGGCGCGGTAGCGGTCAGCGCGCAGGGAAAGGAACTGCTTGATGCACGTTACATCAGAACGCCTGAAAGCGTCCAGCTCGGCGATTTCCACCAGCCACACGCCCTGCAAAAGCTCAGACGCTTCCTTGCCCTCAAAAGTACGGATAGAGTCGTTGAAGAAGCCGAGGCTCATCTTGTCCAGTAGCGTTGACTTGCCGATGCCCTGCGGGCCGCACAAAATCAGCATATTGTCGTACTTGCAGCCGGGAAGCATGGCACGAGCGACAGCCGCGACGAACGCCTTGCGGCACACCGTGCGGTTATACAGCGAATCCTCCGCGCCCAGATAGTCGATGAACAGCGTATCCAGCCGTGGCGTACCATCCCATTTCAAGCCCTCGATGTAATCCTGCACTTCGTTGAAAGCATGGGTTGCGGCGTGGATGTCCAGCGCAGCGTCGATATTCCCGCGCCCGGTTATGGCGTACTGCTTTTCCATGTACCAGTACAGGCCGTTTGAGTCTGTATCTGACCACATACGGCGGCGGTGCTCACCCTTTGCCACGTCCCACGGCAGCTTCTCCAGCACCTCACCGCGCCCAGCAAAACGGTTCAGTGCAAAGCGCCCTTTCAGCAGCGGGTCGTTCTCCAAAATGATTCGTACATTGTCGATGGAGCCCTTAATCCGGCCTGTCTGTGGTTCACGCTGGAGCTTGAGCATCCAGTTTCCGGGGTCGTCAGCGTTATCCGCGCCCACGCCCTCAAAATCAGCTATGGCGCTGTCGTAGCGTTCCTGCATCAGCAGCACAGCCACGTCATCGAGGCTGTTGGCGTACTCCAGCATCCGCTTGTAAGACGGCAGACGATTCGCAGGCGTACTTGCGTCGCTCACATCATCCGCGTCTCCGAACCTGTGTAGCCTCACCATGTCGAAGCTATTTACCAGCCTGCCGGAGCAGGGATCCGTAGCATGATGGCTGAACAGAAACTTGCCGTTATCATACACGATGGCGCCGCCCGTGGTAGAGCCGCCC